CGACCGCCAACGCTCTACGGATGTTCGCTATGCTCTGCGCGTAGGCATCCATTTCCGCCTGTGTAGGCCAATCCCCGACTTTCCAGTCCGTTCGCACGTCAACCGATACCGAATACCCATACGACGCGAAAAGCGCCCGTAGTGTCAGTATGGCCTCGCCCACGCGGTTCACATCGGTGTAGTTGTAGGCTCCCTTCATCGGAACGGACCACTTGGCTTTCTGCGCATCGGTCATACTAGCCCAAGCAATCTGGGACAGTTCCAGCCACTCCTGATAGTCCACCTGAGAGCGGTCTGTAATTAAACTGAGACTCATGTATTCACCGCCTTAATTGTTACGTCCGCCGCCGTCACGTTGGACAGCTTTAGTTTCATGCTTTCAATGTTGCCAGTCATTGTTGTGCCCCAGGCCGTGGGAATGGACACATAATCTCCCGGGGCCTCGCCATCCACCACGATCCGACTGCTGACGGTATTCCGGCGCTGGTAATAGGCGTATACACGGGCGGCCACATCCGCAGCATTGGAGGCATTGACCAGCATACAGTCAGCCACCGGTTTGACGTTCGGCTTGTCAGTCGCCGTGACGTTTGGATTGTCAACTCGCACTGTCCCGGTGGTATGCACGTAGGTCACGCCGCCCACTGTGATCACATCGTCCCCCGAGGAGCCGCTTTCCGCCGTGTAGGAGTGGTAGGTGACCACAACCGCGGTGACGACGGAGTCTTGTTCAACAGATCCGCCCACGTATACGCGGGATGCCGGAATTGTTGCCGGGGCGGAAGATGCCGCCAGGTAAACTCTGATTTTTTCAGAGCCGGAGGTATCAACTACCGCGCCGATGGCAAAGGCTACCTGTTGGAATGCCTCTCGCCTGGTGCAGTCCGAGATCAAGCCAGATACTGTGGCCGATGAAAGCGAGGAGTCAATGTCCAGCTCAAACGCCCCGTTGACGATTTCAGCCATCAGGGCCGCCGCGTTCTTATCAGAATAAACTGCCGCACTGAAATCATCGCCGTCCAGAACACCTATGGCATCACAGCAGGGAATCTCGTAGGAGTTCTCTGCTGTCCTTTTTGCCTTGTCATCAATGTAGAACACGCCGATCAGCCTGCTGTTGTTATAAGCCAGCACCGGCTGTTTAAGTTGAAAGATGAAATCAACCCCGGTTTTGCTTTTTAGTTTCCAGTCCAGTGTGTTAATGGACAGCTCTGCGGAAATCAGATTTACTTCCTGCAGAATCCCAACGCTACCGATCTCCCGACCGTCAAACTCGCGGATGACGCCGAATAGGATCTGCTCCAGTCTAGCGTACCGCCCAGGTAGGTTTGTAGAATTGATAGTCATAACTAATTTATTAAACGCCGTTACCGTGTTTTCACAGAAATAGCTGCTTCCGTCCGGATAGAAGGTCTTCTGATCGAGCTGCGTGGCACCCTGGTACCAAGCCAGTGTGATCGACGAGGCGTAATCCACGGAATTTGTGGAAAACCGGAAGGAGATACCCAGGGTGGTGTAGTTGCTGTCAAAGTTAATTGTCAGGCTTGGCGGTGTCGCAAACGTGCAGTCAGAGCCAGACATGGCGGTGGACACCAGAGCGATCTCCTGGCCGTTGTAGATCTTCTTACTGCCGCTTCCGCCCCATTTATTTAGCTCCAGTGTGGCAAAATCGGGATGCACGACGCCGAAAGGCAGCTTGGACACATCGGATTTACTGCCAGCACCCGTAGCCATCACCGCGGCGTCGGTATCGGCACCGACCGCGATATCTTTATAAATTAGTTTTGCACTCATGACGGTGTCCTCTGGGGTGCCATGGCAATAAAGTTAAAGGACAGGCCGCTCCACTTGTTGCGAGCACATGTGGCATCGATCAATTCATCCGATCCGGTGGTCACATAGGCATCGAATGTCAATGTTCCCTGGGCGTAGGGGACTACGAGCACATGACTTTCCTGCGGGGCGGAAATCAGCTCATAGAGAGAATCATATTCTGCCAGGGATGCTTCCGAGGCGTCCAGTTCCATCGAGTAGTTGTAAAAGGTACCGATAAGGTCCCGCACCATTGCGCCGGTCATCACCCGCCCGGCGTTGTCTCCGTCCAGCACCTGAAAATTTCGCTTGCAGGATGTGACGAGGACGCCAGGATATGTATTCCCGTCGATAGAAAACAGAGCCATATCGGTACCTCCTTATGCCAAGACTTTTCCGTGCCGGCGTGCGACTTTTCTCTGGTTGCGGTAAACAACTTCACCGTCGAGCGTGACGATCTCGTTTATCGTAATATCTCCGCCGCCCTCTTCCCGAACAATCCTGCGCAGGAGGTCCTCGGGAGTTTCAATGTTCGTCCCGTTTTTCTGGTCACCTAGGACCGCCATAAATTCGCGGTTGGGTGGAATCACAGCGCCGGTAGCGAGGCGCGGGATCTGCACTTCACTGAGTGCCGGAATGCTAAAACCAACATGACCGCCTCCCATGATGTCCGGAAGGTCAAAACTAATAGAGTTGATCTTATCAATCAGCCAGTTCAGGCCCTTAATGATCAAATTGATAGCGCTCTCCAGAATGATAACAATTCCGTTCCAGATGCCTTTGAAGACTTTTTTCACGCCTTCCCACGCTTTTGTCCAGTCTCCGGTAAACACGCCGGTAATAAACTCGATCAGCCCGCCGAAAATGTTTTCCTTGAGGTTGCGCATGAATTCATTGAGGTTCCCGGTCGCGGACAAAATCACAACGATAATAGACAGGATGCCGGCGATCAACAGAGGGATTAAGGAACCTGTGAGAAGCGCGATCCCCAGCCCAGTGGCCATAATGCCGGCGATTACGAGCAGCGTATTCTGAAGATTGACGCCATTTTTGATAATGTCCTCGAACCCGACATACAGTATCAGCAGGCCAGCGATCACAGCACCGACACCAGCCGCAACGGTTCCAAACGCAAGCGCAAGACCACCAACAATTAGAATGACGCCGCCAATAATCTCTCCGAGACTCTTCCAGTTCACACCGTTATTGAGTGCATCGGAGAATCCGCGATACGCCAGATAGCACCCGCCGATGATCAGAGCGAGACCGGCAAAGAGGGTCGCTGCTTGCTGTAACCCGGTGGTGAACATGCTGGAGATCTTCCACAAGAGCAGTCCTGCCGCAATCGCACCGACCAATTGAGCAATATGCTGCAGTTTCCCATCTGCATCATCCAGAGCGGAAAAATCGGGAGCAATGGAGTCCTGCGCGGAGCTGCCGGATGCGCTGCTGGATGAGGTATTTCCTATCTTTTGAACCTCATCAAAGCTCGCCATGGACTTCTCTGCGTTCTTTGCAGACTTTCCGACTCCATCCAGCGCCTGCTGCTGATCATATAGGCCCTTTGCAGATGCCTGAGATGCCTGAAGGCTTTTCCCGGACAGCATAGAAAAGAATCTGGCCACGTAAGTCATAAGGAGTGCCAGGACCTGAATCATCTTGATAAACGCCGGAAGAATGAACTGGATGATCGGCTGGGCCATAGTCATCAGGGCCGCCTTCAGCTGGCCAACCGCTTTTACATACTCCTGATTGGTCTTAAATGCAGCGCCGAAGTATTCCTTAATCTTCTGAATCCCCTGGAATACCGCCATCATGACAGCCGCCCGGAGGATTACCCGATCCAGCATGGTCTTAAATCGCGCCATCTGGCTCTGCACAGATTTCGCTGCATTCATAAACGTCAGCGGGATTTTCGGAGAGAGGGCCTGCTGCAATTTATCCCCCGCTTCGGCCGCCTTCACGTTCAGCTGTTCCAGCTTTATCTTGGCAGTGTCCAGCTTTGCAGAGGCCGCTGCAATACCTGCCTGCGCCGGCGCGGTTACCGTTCCAAAATTCTTCTGTTGAGCCGCTGCAATCGCTTGCCACCGCTTAAGTTTTCCTTCCAGTTCAGTAACGGCGGCAGCCTGGCGCTTAACGTCATCAGTGGCCTTCTGGAAATTCACTTTTAGCTTTGCAACGCCGGTATTCATACCGTTAGTGTCAATCCGGGTATCAAAAATCAGGGTTCCGTCTGCCATCCTGCTCACCTCCCAATATGGATTTCAGCATCTCGCGCTCATCATCCGTAATACCCTTTCGAAGGTCGATTGCCTCACGATTGGTCTCGTAAAATTCGCGCTCGTATTTTTCTAACCGCTTGCCTTTTGCCAACTTATTGCGGATCCCAACAAACTGGGCAAACGTGCAATCGCCGATCTCATAGTAGTAGCTGACGAAGGTCCACCAGTGCATATACTGCACGGACCTGACCTCGGTCCCGGCTACTCGGTTGATCGGGGCTACAATCCACTTGAAATCCCGCTCCCAGTCCATCAGCTTGGGGCGTGGCTTATTGTTTGTGGTCCCATCACCGCAGTCCAGGAACCACACAGCCTGCCGCAGCGCCTCCTCAATAAATTCAGAGGGGATGCTGTCATAGTCCTCATAAAGCAGAAGCAGTGCAACCGCTTTTTCCTGATTGCGCATTGTAGGATCAGAAAGGGCGGCGCAAATGTCCAGCGCCGCCCTGTAATCCGATCGGATTGCATACTCTGCGCCGCCCACTTCCAGGCTCGTTGGCAGGTCGTACATCATTTTTTCTTGCCGTACTTCTTCAAAAGCTTCTGTAGCCTGGGGTTGGATGCCTTTTCCTGGGCGGTGAATTCGGCATCGCACTCGTCGAATACGGCAAGCAGGAAGTTAGCCCACAGCGGAGCACCACCAGCCAGGGCATAGGCGGACAGCCCATGGAACACGACCTCTGATACAGGTGCTGCAAAGGCATAGTCGATGAGGCTGCGAATTTCCTTTTCGGCGCCATCGATCACGTCCATCAGATTGTGGATGTCGCCCGTGGCCTCTTTGCCCGCTTCGGCCCATTTGACCTGCGCTGCGTCAAGTTGCTCGTAGGCAGTCTCCAACCGCTTGATAAAGCCATAGTCCGTCGGACTAAATGTGATCGTCCGGCTTTCGTCGTTATTGATGGTGAAAGTCTTGACGCCAGTTTCAATTACCAGATTCGGCATAGGTTACTCCTTACGCAGCAGCGGTGAATGTTGCAACGCCGCCGGCAATCGCGGCAGACCCCAAAGTGTGGGTACCGCCGTAGATCACGTCATACGGCATGTCCAGCGTATTGGATCCGCCCAGGCTCTTCGGGATAATCGTGGAACCGGTGAAGCGCTCGGCTTCAAAGGCCCCTTCTGTGCCGACGTACTTGTGAACGATCAGCAGATCCATGGCCATGAGCTCAGACCAGCGCTCATTCCGCATGGCGTTGTAGAGTTTGAGCTGCAGCGCGGACCCTTCCCGGATCTCGCAGGGCTCAAAACTCTGCTTGCGGGAAGGAGCTTTCAGGTTTGTACTCGTCAGCCCGAGGATGTCGGTCTTGGTCTTCTCACTGAAATCGAACTCGATGGAGCTGTCCTCCACGCCGTATCCCATGGCTTCCCAGACGGGTGCGGCAGAGGTTCCCGTATTTGCAAAGGCGATCAGAAGATTCCGTTCAGCTTTCTGCCCGGAGCCCAGATTGAAAGCAGTTGCCTCAGCCATTATTGATTCCTCCTATAAGTAATTTTGCATTGAATTTGATAGCGTCCGCTATCCGTTCCGGCCTGCATGAGATACTGGGTCATGGTAGGCACAATCATCATCACGATGCCCTCCCGGATCACTGGGAAGTTTTTCACCTGGTTCTGCGCGTAGATCCAGTCAATGACTTCATCAAAAAAGCCCAGGTTTGAGAGGTTCTGAAGCACGTCTCGGCCATACTCTTCACGGCTCACAAAGGCAAAATTGAGTTCCTGCACAGTTTCAAAAAGAACGTTCCCGAGAATGTCTCGTTTCGTTTTGAGCGGGGAGGGGGTAGTCAGGATAGCGTATTCCGTGGGATCACGGCCCACATGGTCCACGTTGAAGCGATTCCCTGCGCTGATTGCCGGGCAGGTCCTGAACCATGCACGGATATTCTCAATTGTGTTTACTGCCTGCAACCTTGCTCGCCCCCTCTAAGATTTCATGTTTGTGGTCTGCCATAGACCTCTCAAACCAGTGAGATCCTGCCAGCGGATGCGTCGACAGGTCATATTGAAGCTTCTCACCGGTGTACTCCTTCTTTGGCGGTGAGAAGAAACCAGTCAAAACACCGTCTTTGATAATTGGGATATTGGGCCCCATCACGTCGCCTTGCCACAGATAATGAGCATACGGCGTATCGTAAACCACCTCGCCGGATCCGATGATGGTAGCGATCTCGGCGCTGCTGTCCAGCATTCCGGATCGAAACGGTGTATACGGAGCACACTGTCGGATCACTTCGCTGTCAATGTACTTTTGAACCTCACCGCCGGTCTCCAAATTCCGCTTGGATAGAATCTCCTGCATGCTGTCCATTTCAAGCTTGGCAGAAAAGCTCATTTTCCCGTCACCTTCCAGTGAGGAGTCAGGCCTACCCGGTTATCGGTGGCGCCCAGGATGGTCATAGTCTCATACGCCGCCAGATCGGAAGTCTTGGCAATCTCCACATCCAGCAAGCCAACCGCAACCACATCGCCCGGAGCGAAGGTAAAGCACTCGGCTTTATCTGTGGATGCAAACTGTTTCGGTGATACATAGTTCTTTTCCACCGGCGCAGCAGCCGGCACCCGCAAAACAAATTCATCAGCGGATACCAGACCGTCAGACGATACGTTGGTCAGTGTCCTGTGCTGCAGCCTGACGCCTTTAAGCTGCGTTCTAGAATACTTGTCCAGACCGCTACCTGCATCAAGGTAGGCATTGTAGAGCGTCACATCAGTAATCACAGCGGCACCACCCCAGGAAACATCAGATCGGTTTGCCCCAGGTACAGGAGCGCGGTATCATAGAGCCGCTGCCTTCCCGTCTTCGTGTTCTGGGGCTGCGCATAACTGCGGGACCAGCCGTCATTGCTCTCAGACACAACCGGGCCCCCCTGCAGTTCCAGCTGCATTGCTTCAGCTACAGCGCAACAGGCCATTTTGATCTGATCCATGGAAGCCTCGTCAGTTACGGAGGCAGCCCGACCAAAGGTCACCTGGTTGATGAAGTTGCTGGACTGCAGGGCGAGACGTGGGAAATCGGCCTCCGGGATGGCAGTACCGAGATAAGTGGTGCTGTAATAGCTGTAATCTGCGTATGCTGCCATCCCAGGGCCTCCTTACTCTTTCTTTTCCGCTTCCGCAGCCTGAATGGCCGCCAGGATATCCGGCTTCTTAGTGGCATCGCCCAGGTCGATCTCATGTTCCTTGGCGTATGCCTTCAGCTCGGCCGCGGTCATGTCCTCCAGCTGCTTTTCAGCACCAGCCGGCTCATTCTCCGTGATCGTCAGGCCCTTGTCCCGAAACCGCTCAGCTAGGTAGTCGCTGTCGGTGTGCCCCTCTCCGCCTGCGAACAGGACGGAGAGGTAGGAACCGGTGAACTTCTTGCCCTCAGGGAAATTTACAGTGTACTTGGCCATTACTGCACCTTGATCTTTCTGAACGCCCCGGCCTTCAGTGTGTTCTTCAGGATCGCCGCCGCGACCATTTCCACTTCGACCTTCTTAATGGCTCCGGGCTGGGACAGGTCCGGCAGGTAGGTGTTGATGATCTTGCCGCCGGCGGGGGACGCTGCGTGGAATGCATCCAGGCCGAGAGTCGCGGCAAACAGGGAAGTGGTACCTGCAGTAGCATCGGTACCCACGATGGGTACGGTGCTGGTTCCATTGTAGTAATAGCCCATGTCCTGCAGCGGGATATCGTTATAGCCCATGACCGGGCGGCCGAAAGAATCCTCGGATCGGGTCAGGTAGCCGGCACGCCGAGCACAGGCCCGGATCTTGGTCATCAGTTTGCTATTGCCCATCAGGACGTTGGGCTTTCCGTCCAGGCCGGACAGGAACTCGTCCAACATATCCAGGAACACCTGATAGTTGGTGTCCACCAGAGCAGACGTGGACAGGTCGATGGCGGTGGCGGTATTGAACTCGGTGGACTGACCGGTCAGCATGACGTCCAGGCCGTCAAACTCGTCCGTATGAGTCGTGGCGTCGCCGTTGATCACAGCGTTGTGGAAAAGGTTCTTGGCACCGATGGCCTTCTGGTTCAGCTGGAAGCTGATCTCATTGATGGCACCGGAGGTCTGCTGCAGCACACGGTCAACCTGACCGGAGCCGCCGAAGATCTTCAGGTCTGCGGTCTTCTTCTCACGTCCCGCCTCGTTGGCCGTGTACTCGCTGTTGATCTCACGGAACGCGGCCGTGGATGGGGTCTTGAGCTGCATGTAGCCATAGGTCATGGTGCTGCCGCCGGTACCGGGGCTGACCGAATCGTCGAACGTCAGCAGATCCAGCAGCAGGGAATTGCGCCGGAACGTATCGATCACGTTCTGATCGACCTTGTCCGCCATGCCCGCTTTTGCTTCTGCGAGAGTAATAGGCATAAAATTATCTCCTTACATGTTGTAGTGTGCCTTCAGTGCGTCTTCCATGGAGACAGCATCGCTGCCGGTATGGACTCCGGCTCCGCTGCCTTTGGGATCTCCAAACTGAGGCTTGGGTTTTCCATCGGGTACGAACGCGCCGGCATCGGATTCCTTCAGGCCCTTGATAATATCGTCGAAGCCAATCAGCTTTCCATCCGTCAGCTTCAGGCCGGCGGTCTTCACCTTGGCAACCACGGACTCTTTGGCCAGATTGGATGTAAACTTCAGGCCGGAGATAGCGCCCTCAATGGCCTGATTCACTTCCATGTCAGAGAGCTTGTTCTTGAAGTCCGTCTCGGCCGCCTCGGCTTTGGCCTTCCAGTCTGCCGCTTCCTGCTTGATCTTGGACGGATCAGTATCACCGAATTCCGCGATCTTGGCGTTGGCGGCGTCCAACTGAGTCTTGGTATCCGTCAGCTGGGTCTTGACCTTGGACAGTTCCGCATCCGATTTGTAGGAAGTGTGGAAGTCCTTACTGAAAGATTCCTGCTTATCCTCCGGGATCTCGATACCTGCGTTCTTCAGAATTTCTTTGATGTCCATAAAACCCTCCATACGAATTTTTATCCCGGATGTCCCGGCATTGGATTGGTGGAGATATCCCGCTCCGCCCGGCAGGTGATCAGCAAGCCCCGTTATCGAGCTACAAAAGCCGCTTGCATCGCCTTGGATAGACACAGCCGCGACGCCTGATGTACTCGTAGGTCATGGGCCTGTTGTCATGGTAGGTGCAGACGGCAACAGCGTTGATACTCTTAGGTTTGCGGTGCTTCTTTGCCATTCTGACACCCCCTGTTTCAACCATCGTAACATGCCTAGCCCTTCAGTTATCACAAACTTTCAGACTTTTTGCATGTTCGATTTTCTATACCGTAGCACACCTAGCCCTTCAGTTATCTGCAACTTTCAGACATTTGGTACCCCCGAAATTTCTTCTATGCAATTTTCATTCGCTCCCACTGGGTCTTGAGGTCATGTGCGGCACAGAAATTCTGATATTCCGCAGTCTGCCGGGACAGCTTAAAATACGCACGGTCACTATCTTTCTGGAAAGCAGCTTTTAGACTGGGTGTATCCGCTGCCGTCATCCCAGCCTTTGCCGCAGCGATCTCCCGCTTCGTTCCGCGTATCCGCCGCTCCATGGCACGCTGCTGCTGGGACAGCTCATAGGCTTCGGTCGTATCGCCAAAGTCCTGCGCGGCCGACCGACTTGATCCCTCCAGATACGGAAAGAAGCTGTGCCGGCAGTTCCACCCACAGAGGCCTGGACCGGTACCGTACCCGGTGGAGGAAATAAAGTCAGGATATTTATCACTGGTACCGGATCGGCTGTAAATCTTCCCCTGCCACAATGCGTGCGACGGTCGGGCGTTGGCATGGCTGGTCACCTCGACCAGATCCCATCCGATCTCGTCCATGCGCCGCAGCTGTATTTTGGACGCTGCCTGATTGACCCCGGTCAACACCGCGCGGCGCACACCGGCTTCAACGGTGATGTTATGACCTGATGCATACCGGATGGTTGTAATCCCGGCCTGCGCGGTCTCTCTCACAGCCCGAGTGATCGCAGAGACATAATCGCTCAGGCCAGATGTAATCTCGAAATACGCCTGATTGGACGCTTTGAAATACGTCTCCTGCGCAGCCAGGGCTATGGACTGTGTGAAGTTCTGCAGGGTTCCGTTCGTCTGCCGGTATGTTGCTTCTAACAGTGACAGCATGGCAGGAGACTGCTTGATCGGCAGGGGAGTCAATCCAGCCTTACGATAGACTGCATCATCATAGGCCAGCGATCTGACTGCAGCGTCTTCAAACAGGCGCTTAACTTCGGACTGCGACTGCCCTGTGATGGCTGCGATCCGTTTAACCACATCGTCCATGAGTTCACCGGCCTGCTGTACCTGAGCAATCTGGTGCTGCGCTGATGGTGTAACCAGGCCGGCCCTCACTATTCGGCGGGCAATGTCGTTGATGGCGAAGGTATGTAGAGCCTCGTAGATCTCCGTAATACGGTCGGTGCAGTAGAACAGGTAATCAGGATCCAGCATAGTCACTCACCCCTATATGCACATCTGCCGTCTTTCCAGGCCCCGCAAGCCTGTCCCAAGCAGGTGATCGGCTCCGCGGTATTCTTTTCGATCTGCTGCCAGCTGACTTCATTCCCGGCCTCGTCATACTCGCTTGTCAGCTGACGGACTACCGTGCGGTGTACGATATACGGGCAAATCATTCTGTACCTCCACCATCAAACAGCTGCTCACCGCTTGATTCAGCTTCGGCCACGGTCTTCCTGGCGTCCTCTTCGGAATAGCCCTCATAGTCCACCAGATACTTCCATTTGGGGATCACGTGGCCAAGAACCATCTGCCAGGCCCTTGCACGATCCTCTGTTACATTAACCGACAGGTCCTTGAACGCATAGGCAGCCTCATATTCACCCGCGGGCGCCAGGTCATACAGATCGGCAACGGCATTCAGGGCATACAGCAGGCCATCCAGCACCGTCTGCAGGGCTTTCTGAATATCGGTGCAGGTAGAAACAGTGCGCTGCTGATCTGCCTCAATTTCGGTCGCTGTCACGATTGTGCCGGTCTTCTCGTCGAAGGAGAAATAGCCGTTTGAGAACCCACATTGATTGGCTACCAGGTCCAGAGCAGTCTGCATGGACTTGCGGATCTCATCGATGCGGATTTCCGGGTTGAACTCGTGATAGGTGTCATCCGCGTTGACTCCGAGCTCCAGCCCCTGAATCAGATCCGGGATCGGGTTGGTCTGGATAACAACCTGGTTTCCGTCATCGTCCGTAACAACACCGCGGGGAAGAATCTGCGAGGAGACAAAGACTTTCTTCTTGCTGTTCTTGATCTCGTGCCGGAACAGCGCATACACCGCATCCAGATCATCCAGTGAGTCGATAGCCCTGGAATAAATCGAGACGCCCAGAGGGGAGTCTGTATCCACATCGTTTGCCATCGGGTTGCGGTAATAGCCCCACAGCGGGTGCTCCAGATTGTGAATGGTGATTTCAGGCTGAATACTTGCCCATTCCTGCACGGCGGTCAGAGGGATCGGCTGCCCCAAGTCCTGCTCCATGGAGCTCTTGAACGCTTTATTCGTGATGATGTAGACCTCGCCCTCGAAGCGGTGCCATTCCAGCCGAGTATAGAAGACATCACCCCGCCGGATTCGAAAGGGGAGGATGGCACCCGTTACATTCCCATCACCGTCGTAGTCGGTGGGGACAAAGTCAGAAGCCTTGACCATGGAGACTCCGCCGGTGCTGGTAGGGACGAGCAGCATACCTCCAAGGGCACAGCCGAGCTCCAGATACCGCCGCAACTTACCCAGCAGTACTTCCATACGCTCATTGAGCCAGTCTGCACGAGGAGAACCAGATACCGGGACTCCCAGCTCGATCGTTGCAAGCCGTGCCGCCTCACCTGCGATTGTGGCAGCCATGCGGAGGGATGGGCGCGACGGATAAAAGTCGCCCCGGTAGTATTTATCCCAGGTGGTAATCGCCTTGACCATCTTGTCAGATACGGCCGGCTGCGCCTGCGCCGCCTTGCTTACATCATTCACGCCGAACAATTTGCCCCACACCCCTTTGAAAAAATCGATAATCTTACCGAGAAAGCTCATCAGGAAATCACCCTCCCCCGCCACTCGCGCTGCAGAATCGTATAGCAGAAATACCTGGTATCATCCATCGCATGATCAAACTCCTTGATTACCTTGTCGCTCTCTGACTTCGGATCCCAGGAGTACGTCTCGAACTCGCGGATACAGTCCTCGCAGCTGTCGTGGATCTTAATCCGTCCTGCATTCAGCAGATTGGCCGTATATCTGATCCCGTCAAGAACATCGTTGTCAGCCTGGGTAACGAAGAATCTCCCGTGCCGGCGGATCGTCTCAATGAAGCTCAGCGCCGAGGGATCCACTACCACGGCCAGAATCGGGTACTTGCCGGCCAGATTCTCCAGATGCTTGTAATACTCCTCGTCTGTGAGCTGTTGGCCATGCTCCACGCTGCTGTAATAAAACTCCTGCATACGGACAGCCGTGCTCCCGTTCAGGTACCACAGGCCCGCAGAAAACGGATTGTGGGTACCGTAGTCGATCGATATGTAGAACCGGCCCCGCGGGTCCAGATCGTGGATAACGTGCATGTCCCGGTCGAAGTTGGAATAGACCAGACCTTCCGCTGTACACCACTCACCCAGGATGTAGCGCCGGTAGAAGGTACCTGTCCAGAGACTGCGGTAGCGTTCCAGGATCTGCGGCGACAGCGATGGATTGTCATCCATCAGGAAGTGCAGATGAAGGGCACGCTTCTGCTCTGCCTGCAGTACCCAGGTCTTATAAAACCAGTGAGATGGGCTGTCCGGATTACAGTTAAACCATAGCCGGCTCCCAGTAACGCTGCACCGGGCAAGAGCCTGCTCCACAAAACTTTGCGGCATCAGGGCGACCTCGTCCAGTAGAATCCCGGCCAGTGTGATACCCTGGATCAGCTGATAGCTGGATTCATCCTTTCCACCGAACACGTAGAAATAATTCTCCACACCGGAATGCCGATCCCGCACTGTTAGCAATGACATAGAGCGTGAGAAGGTCATGGTATAATCAGAATTTAGATCCGCCACCATCTGCAGCGGAACGATGATATTTCTCGTGGCGCTGGCAACCGTCTTTCCACAAACGCCAAAGACGCAGCCCGCAAAACTGGACATGGCCCAGACTATGAAGGACACGCTCATGCAGATTGTCTTTCCGGATCGAACCGCACCGTCACAAATAATAGCTTCATATCGATCAGCAATGTGAGGTGCAGCCCACCAGGTAAAAATCTTCACCTGCTTAGACGAAAGCTGTGTAAAAGTCATTTCTCTTCGCTCCATACATCCGGCATCTGCTTGATGGTCTCGGCCAGCTGTCCCTTCTCGGGTGCTTTTTCACCGCCGCCGCCATCAAACATTCCCAGATGCCGCCCCAACAGCTCCAACGCCTTTACTTTGTCATAAGTTTTAACTTCCACCGCACCCTTTGCTCCTTTTTTTACAGAAGCGACGGCGGCCCGCTTATCTGGTGGTAGATCGTCGGTCGGGGTTAACGTTACTCGATTCTTCTTTCCAACTGTTGCGAAGTCCGTCCCGTCAGCGAAAGCAACCTTTGCTAACTCGACAAGGACACGATCCTGCGTAATCTCTGTACGCTTGATCTGTGCATTGCGGCGTTTTTCGATGTACTCTGAAACTGAGGTTTTATGAAGTAATTCTGCGCCTATGCGATATGCTGTCTTTTCACTATAGCCGGCGCGAATGGCCGCCTGTGTAGCGTTTAAATCAATCAGGTATTCATCGCAAAATTGCTTTTGACGTTCGTTTAAACCGGGCAAACCACCTCACCTCCGTATGGGCTCTATTCCACCATACCATAGGCCACCCTTCAGTTATCACAAGAATTGAGGCGGGGTAGATAACTACCACGCCTCATAAAACCTCTTTCGCAGCAAATACAATTCGTTTTCAGATACATGCCGCTCCATCGATATCTTGCAGATGGTTTTTTCCGTTGTAACGACCTCAAACAACTCCTCACGGTATTGCCCGCCATATGTATCACAGAGCTTTCGGATCTTATCCTGCACCCATTGAGGCTTGTCCCGATAATTCAGGCAGGTGAAATAGATGTCGCCCTGCTTTGCGTACGGGAGATTGATTCCACGCCGTTTTTTAAATGCTGACACTCCATCACTCCTTCCCGTACACCGCCCGTACCACATGCCACACCTCGCAACTTCCCGCACGTACGGATGTTTCCGGTACAGCCAATGTCGCGCGGGCTTTTATAGCAGGGAAGCGGCGGTTTTTTATTCATTTTAGTTCTGCCTCACTTTCTCGATTTCAACGCCTGCGCAAAGGTAAGTAGTCCGAAAACAGACATTCCAGCGTACGTGGCATTGAGGTACCCCTTTCTAAATCTCGCATATACTGTAATAACCTAGAAACGGAGGTAACCATATGTGCTGTAATGATAGTTGTGGCGCTTTTCAGTGTGGATTCACCAAAGGCTGCGACGAATGCGGATCTCAGTGCTTTAACAAAGGTTATTGTGCAGGCCTAAACGATGGTTGTGCGCAAGGTTGCTCCCAAGGCTATGCGCAAGGGGTATGCGACGAGCGTCGTCGAATTTGTAATTCAATTGGATGCTGCAACAGCAATTAATGTTGATCCATCAATGGCGCTCTTATGAGCGCCTTACTTATGCCCACAGTTGGGACAACTTGTTCCAATGTATGGAGCACCGCAGTGCCCGCACAGTCTCGTCAGCATTCATGACTTTCTGCTTCTCCTCCCGTGCCTTTTTCTCTCGGCACATTTGCTGATGATGTCGGCAATGATGATCCCGGAACGGGTGAGATCCCCGTCCTCCTGAATGAGATGGTTTTGATTTAGCCGGGCCAACTGCCCACGGGTCACAAGCAGCAGGTTACTAAGCTCCACGTGACGCTTATTTCCATCAGCAAAAATGAGCGTGTTGCCTTTTGGGACAGGACCGTGCGCTGCCTCCCAGATCAGAACGTGCTTTGCCCGCCACTTGTTGGGATCGGCTATTTTTACTTCCGCATAACCGTCTGTGTTAATGCGCTCCGTACCGACGGGTTTGTAATTCCATGGCTTACTGCCTTTCTTGAACTGAGTGGGCTCCATACCGGGATAGCTGATGCCTTTTTTGCCCTTATTGAAAGGGGTATGCCCACTGTGAAATTGCCCATCCAGTCCAGAATCCAACTTGTGGTTGCCGTAGAAGCTCTTTATCCGCGATGCCGTATATGTAGTCCCGAATTGTGCATTAAGTGCTTCCGCCATGGCTTTGTGCCCGATGCCTTTGCAATTAGCCAGTAGGAAATCACGGACAGGCGCTGGAAACTGTTTTGAAGCTTCTCCGGAACGGTGCCCTGTCGGCATTCCGTTGCGGATTTTATGATTGCTTTTAAATGCCTTCAGACTTTCCCGCGTGAATACCGGCCCGAATCGGTTCGCGATCAACTTAAGCAGCTCGTCTGTCGTGCGGCCGCCGGCGTTTTCCCGGATAAACTCAAGGACTTCAGGAGGATGTCGTTTCGCCATATCAGTCCTCCAGCATTTCCGGCAGAGCAAACTTTGTGTCCATACTGTTGTCAGCGGCAATCTTGGCGTTTCAGAACAAGGGCGCCGTTTGCTATGATCTGGGAGGCCACATCAGTCACGGCCTTGGCACGGTTAATTTCTTCAGACAGCCGTTCACCAGTCAGTTCTTCATCGCCCAGGCGTTCAAGCTGTGCAAATAGATGGTTGTTGAGATCGGTCATTTTATTTTGCATAGTAACATATCCTCACTTTCGTCATGCTTTTTCTGGAGAAGACGCCATCCCGTCCAGCACCCTCACCAGCTGCAGCGCATTTTCTGGCGTTGGGTCTTTCCGCACGGCCGCTTTTGCCGCCTCAGTTAGCCGGTTCACCTCGGCCTGATGATAAGCAAGGTTATCTTGAAAGATTGCCTGTTTTGTCGCGTCATCCAGTGCCTTCAGTATCTTTTGCTTCTCCGCCGACGCTGTCTCCCGGTCGATCACCTTGCCCCGAAACGAATGGTACAGATTCCGCAGTGCCTGAAATGCCGCCTGATCGTAGATACACAAATCATCCGGCATAGGGTCTCCGTGCATTGCCTCCTTCTCGTATGGAAAAGAAAATTCAGCCATCCAAATCGCCGCCTTTCAGCTGTAAATACCATTCCAGAACACGGACGGCGCTCTCCCATCCATGGCAGACCTCCCACATATTCCCGGCTGCCAGAAGCTGCTCACCCCACCATTTTTGCTCTGAAGATGCACGACCATCATCCGTCTTCATTTCGATGTACAGTGCGTGATACCGGCCACGTGGAACCGGCAGGCACAGGTCGGGAACGCCCTTCTTGACGCCCATCTTACGGTCGATCATGACCGCTTTGGGGCCTTCCTTGGTCTCGTTCTTGATGTGGTAGAGCAAGGCCAGTTCCGGCCACTGGCTGCGAATGGATGGCTGCTGTGACCACTTGATAACAGCCATCTGATGCTGCGACTCACTTGCCATTCTCAACCACCTCCACGAACGTGATGGTTTTATTTTCTTTCTTCTCCTTGCCTTGCCGCACTGTATACCCATTCCGGCCCAGGATCATCAGAACAGTATCCCGGTCCTCTGCCTTTGCGATATAAAGCTTCACGACGCCTTCCCTCCGTTCATAATCCTGTTCAGGATCTGACTGGCCTGCATCTTGGTGAGGCTGGACGCGTCAAACCCCTTGCACCGTCTGGAGATAATTTTCAGCTGCTTTTCTGTAGCCGGCGCACGCCCCCACCGCTTTGCCGAGTTGATATCCCAGATATACTGCTGATCCCCATACAGACCTATCAGCCGTCTGTAGGCGCGGTCAAGCGCCTCCTGCATCGGGATTCCGTTGACCTTTCCAAGACTGTCAGGACACGGAATCACCAGACGCTCTTTATTGAGCAGCGAACACACCAGGGATCCGTCCGGCATCTTAAACCAGTTGACATCATGGAGCTGATACTTTTGCTCCTGCGCCCACAGATCAACGATTTGGATATTCTTAATCCAGCTCTCCGGGGTATCGGACGCCGCTGCAACCTTCATGGGCAGCTCAAACAGGTCTCCTTCAATGTCGCTTGCCTTTCTGTCCGGCACATTGTCCATGTCAATGCCCAGCAGAGACGGCGCCGTGCAGAGGGACGCCCTCCCGGTAATGCCAACACAGTCAATCAGCAGCAGCCTTTCCTTGCCGGGATAGAGCCGCAGGCCCCGCCCGACCATCTGGGCATACAGGCTTTCAGACTGCGTAGGACGGGCGACAATAACCGTTTCCACCCGGGGAATGTCAGTTCCTTCGGTAAATACCATGCAGTTGACGATGCACGGAATCTTCCCAGCGGTGAAATCTGCGATGATAGCGGCTCGTTCCTTAGTCTCGCCGGTCACCACCACAGCACCGTCGATCTTGCTGGCGATCTCCTCCGCCTGGTGTACCGACACCGCGAAGATCAGCGTTGCACCCACAGCCATCTCCCGGTATGCCTGTGCAATGGCGTCTGCGGTCCCGTCCATCGCCTCGTCCAGTTCACCGGGAGCATAATCACCTCGCCGGGTGTGTACAGCGGACAGGTCAAAACCAATATCCACTCGCCGACACTCGATGTTGCAGAGATAACCGTTCTTGATTCCCCACTTCAGATCGCGTTGGAAAATGATCTTGCTGAACACCGTGTCCAGCCTGACCTTGTCGCCTCGGTTCGGCGTGGCCGTGAAGCCGATCAATTTCTCCGGCTTGAAGTAATCGAAGATAGCGCGGTAGGTATTGGCTGCGGCGTGGTGGGCCTCGTCACAGATGATCAGGCCGAAGTCCTGTGGATCAAAGCTGTCAAGGCGCCGCACCATCGTCTGCACACTGGCGGATACCACTTCCTCGCCGCGGCTATGTTGGGTGGCGCGTTCTACACCATAGGAACAGTCAAAGTATTTTCTGGGCTGTTCCACCAACTCTTCCCGGTGGGATAGGATCAGCATCCGGTTTCCGTGCCGCGGGAGATTGGCGAAGGTAACTGTCTTCCCAAGCCCCGTCGCCATCTGGGACAGATACGCCCCAGGCGGCTGCGCTTCGATGGTGTCAATGCATTCGTTTTGATATGGTCTCAACTTCAAAGTTGTTATCCTCCTTTTCGTGGAACTGTGGCATACTGTGGCACGTCGGTTCCACGGCTGTAATCATTGTGCCGCAATGGATTGATATGTACCGTGGCACCGTGGCACCAATTTTTGATTTTTCTACTCTTGTGTTTAGTGTGTATCAAATTAGGCATACACACATGTATTCCCTATATAGGCTGTATTTTCAGTGCCACGGTGCCACACCTATAAAAAAACGCCATGAATCAATTGGTACTCTAAGGATTGAGAGTGTGGCACCATAGTGCCACACACGCTCCACAGCTGCCACACTCAAAGTGGCAATTCGCTGTCGCCTTCATCGTCCAATTCAACCGACGGAAGCCGCAAACAGAAGCATTCAGTAGGTATTCCATTGATACGCTTTCCCTTCGTGCTATGTTTTCCCCGCGTCTCGATCAGGTGCTCCTGCTTCAGGTATGAGATCATAGCGGCGGTGGAATATCCAGCGTCCTGGAGCACACGCTCAAAAACAGACCGGATGATATAGGCCCGGCCATCCTCCAAAGCTCCCAGAACCTCCACGTTCGCATTCTCAGAGCGTCCACAAAGCTTGTTCGAGTTCTGCGTCACCCAGTCGCACAAATACTTGTAGCCCCGGTCTCCGGCGCTGACAGCGGCTTTTGAAGCAAGGAATTCTGATATCTGTGCAATCGTAAGCCGCTGCTGCGTCCCACTGAATATCCAATCACAGGCCAGCTCGTCCGCCAGAATGATAGCAGCGGCCGCCATGGCCTGCTTTTCGGTGGTGTCCCTGTCTGAAAGGTCCCGAAATAATGCTCGGTAACGCTCCGAAACGGTATCGACCACACCGGGCCTATATAGCTTTTCCACGAACTTCCGACCAGCAAAGCCGTAGTTGCGTTTCACCACGCCGGAAATCCGCATACCGTCTGTGATGACCGCCTGAGACGATTTGCACTCAATGTCGATCACGCGGTTTACCGCGCCCGCACCGGATGCCTGGCCAGTCAAAGGACTCTCACCAGTTGTCAGGATGCAATTCCGCCATGTGGGCGTCAGATCAACACCGCCGGACTTGTTTCCACGCGTCCGCCCGACGCCCTGTGCCAACTTGTAGACGTCAAAATTGGTCCGCCCCCGGCTGTCCTTTGCAAGCTGAAGCTCATCCAGGCAGAGCGGCAGAGCGTTGAGGAATGCCGCTGTTTTCTCCATCCCGACCACGGTGCCGTCGAAGGTCTTGACATATGCCCCGATGGATGGATCGCCCCACACGCTGGCGGCCACCATCAGGGCGACCGTCTTGCCGGTCCCTGAATCCACACCCCAAAGGTGCACAAAAAAGGGAAGACACCCCAGCGGCTCCAATAGTACAGATGCAAACGATGCAGCCAGAATGATCTTCGCCGTTGTGGACATACCGCGGACTTCCGCTGCAGTCTCCATCCATTTTTCTTCGGAGCCATGGTTCCTGACCGTCTGGAACATGGCGCTGAAATTGGCGTCTCCATCAAAAATTAGGCCGTCCACGAATGGGGAAAAGCCCTCGTCCGGAACGTAACCGAACCGACCAATGCTTTTCCGCTCCGGGATAGTATCATAATTAAGATTTTCCAGATCAGATATGTATTCAACAAAAGCCCTGGCGTTCTGGCTGGTGACAGCAATTCCGGCCCCGGCCAGCTCCGTGACCTTGTTGGCATTTGCGAGGATCGTTTTTCCGACGATGATCTTTCTCCAGATGACGCCCTTCCGAAAGGCCAGTTTCAGCTTCTCTTCGCCGGTGTCAATGTTCACAAGCCGCTCCACCGGCATAATGGGATGTGGACAGGCCACTTCGTTTCCAAAGCCGTTCTTCCGGTAGACTCCATCATCTCCAGCCTCCCAATCCCCGGCGTTGAGCTCCAGCGGCTGATTGGTAAAGTTGGTAACGTTGTCGATGTAAATGGTGTCGCTCTGGGCTTTCAGTCCCGCAATGTAGTTTTTATACATAGCCGAGAACCCTTTGAAATGTGCAACTGTTAAAGCGTAGTCGGCCAGCTCCTTCATCTTCAAACCATGGGTGAACGGCTCCTTATGGTACTTATAAAGTTCCTCATAGGGTGCCTTTGTCATAAAGTCTTCCGCTGAAAAGTTCCATTCGCCCATGTAGTCACCTTCCTAAGTTTTCATCCAGCCAGTATTCCAGTGGGTCAAGTGCCTTCACGGCATCGGCATACAAATCGCTCTGAGGGTCCGCGTTTTCCGCGACATCCCGGTAATAGCGGTATCTGGCTGCCTGACGCTTATATTCAGCGTCATTGGCAGCTTTCCGCTCCGCTTCCCGCCGCCGGGCCTCCACCAGAGCGGATCGCTCCGCCCTGGTGGGTTTCTTTTCGGAGAGTCCCAGTGCAAAATCAGTATTCAGCCGGTCACAGGCCTGTGAAAAGTTGGTGTCAAACAGCCGCATCACGAAATCAATCACGCTGCCGCCGGCCCCGCAGCCGAAGCAGTGCCATCCGCCGGCGCCTGGGTAGATTTTGAGGCTCCCGTGTTTATCCCCACTGTGGAAAGGGCATCGAATGAATCCGGCGCGGTTCGGGGGAAAGCCGTAAAACTCGAAAACTTCCTGCGCCGTCAACCGCTCCTTGATTTGCTCACTCTCTCCCATCCCCGGCCAGTTCCTTATAGTCGATAATGCCGTCCAGCTTTTTGGTCATGCGGCAGTACGCGCAATGCTCACAGCGGCGGGGTTGGATTTTGCCATCCTTGATGGCCTGAAAGCGTGGCGCCTGATCCTCCACCTCTGCCAGCTTGGCCGCGAGGTCTGCATCAGAAATGTACAAGGCCGCAAGGTCCGGCTCGTCCTCTTTGGTCCCGGCGGCCAGTATGAACGGTAGCATATTGCCCTCTACGGCTTGATAGATCGCGCCCTGAATGTCGTAGCCCCACGCCTCCACGAACGGGAGCTTGCATCGCTCCTCGTCACTCCAGACGTCGGCCATGTCCTTCATGGCCTTTTGGTCCACAATGGCGCCATCACAGAACCCAAGGGCTGCCGCAGCGCGAGGAAACTCACGGGCAATGGTTTTGCAGGTATCTCCATCCAGAAGGCTGTCAATCTTGATCTTGAAGGGGATGCCGACAATGGTCCCGGTCTTGATTACCTGCTTGCGCCCGGACATCAAAAGCGAGTAGAGCCGGTCCGATTCCATCCGGTCAATAATTTCCTGCGCATGGATATAGTCCGCTTTCAAAAACCCATCCCGCTTGAACAGCTCTGGGTGCTTGGCCTTAAACACAGAAAGTGTCCCCTCAAAATATGCGTCCACATAGGACCCGACCAACAGAGCGGTGGTTGAGGGCTGAACATACTCGCCTCTGATCTCCGCCAGCGCCGCAGCCTCACATTTTTGGAATGCCTTAAACTGAGACGCCCCCATGTATGCCATCTGCATTTCAGCAGAGAAGTAGTTTTCAGACGTCAGCTCCATCATCACAGCACCTCCCCGGTATCGGGATCAGTTGCAGGAATCTGCTGATCATCCGCCGGCGGCGTTTCCTCTTGGGTGGCAGCCTTGCGCTTGGCAGCGCAATCCGCGCACAGGGGAACGCCGTAGTGCTTGGTGGTGTAGCCTGCCAACCACCGGGCATCCTTGCCCACGGAAGGGGTGATTTCCTGTCCGCAATCTGTGCACGGCGGTACTGGCTCCTGTTGCTGTACGCGGGGCTTATAAGGCCGGATACGAATGCCATCGGTCATACCACCATCCTGTGGATCTCGTACTTTGTGGTCAATATAAAGCTGGACCTGCTTGCCGGTCAGCGTGGCAGCCTTCGCGTCACCGTAGAGCTTACGGAGCGTTTTACGATTGGTGGAGTTGACAATCAGAGGGCGAACCTGTTGAATTCCGGGAACACGTTCCTCCGAGAAGGAAAGGACATCTTTATTCTCCTTACCTCGCTGAAGGGTAACCATGCCGTTCCAGAGTCCGGCAATGGTCAGAATAGGTTCGATATCATCGTCGATATCTTCGGCACCGAGATATTCAGAATCTCTTTGCTGGCCGAGGCGCTCATCTCCAGTCAGCTGGTGAAGTTTATCTTTCGTCATCATGGAGGTTTCCCTTTCCGGTAGCGGTGTCAATGGCGCCCTTCACAGTGGCCAAAATGATCTGGAATTCTGCATAGGACACGCAAACATCGCTTTTTGTCAGCAGATCAGTAATTTTCTGCGCCGTCTTCATCAGCGAAGCAAGCCGATACGGCGGGATGTAGTAGCCAAGGCGGCCAGTAATTTCTTCCGCCTCGCGCTTGATATTCTCAGAAGGTGTCATAGCTCTGTCACCTTCAGCTCGTCATCGTTGGTTGTCCTGGTAGCGATAAATTGCAGCCCCTTGGCCTTACATTTGGCGTACAGGGCCTCCCGACTCTTATCGTTCAGACGCTCGGCACCATCAATAAGGATGATTTGCAAATTCTTAGGATTGCTGATCGCCACGTCGACGCATAGATCCAGCTTTTCACCGTCTGAAAGATTGCTCAGCGGAAGGCCATGCACCAGGGGAACACCGTTCTGGACCGTCAGGCCCTCCACCGGAATCTTTGCTTCTGCCAACACCTGACCGGGCAGAGTCCGCGCCAGTTCAATTTTGCTGGTCAGCGCCTCACTCTTGGCGGTTAGATCGTCCACTTCCTGCTGCATCCGGATCATGCGGTAATACTCGTTCAGATGCTTTTTCATGTCCTCGGCGGTCTTGATCTCGGCCTGAAGGGCGTCGGTCGGAGCAACCTCCCGGTCGGCGTAGTCGTTGGCAATACCGGTATCCGCATCCAATTTGGCTTTTGCCGTCTCAAAATCAGCCTTTGCCAGTCTGATCTTGTCCTCCAACTTGGAGTCCAGACCGAAAATCTTGTCCTCGGCGGCCCTGATTTCAGCCTTCAGGCGCTCAATGGTCTTTTCCAGACCTGTTCGCTCCGCGGAAATCTCGTCCTTCGCGTTGTTGATCGCAATATCGCGGTCTGCTTCAATCCCACGCAGTTTGGCTTTGTAGCTGTCCCGGAACAGCTGGGCCCGCTGGATTTTGCCATTCTCCTGCTGAATTTTGGACAGTTCTGCATATTTGACGCCGGTGTCATATGCCTCCCATTTTTCAGCGACGAAATGCTCCGGGATGGAGGCGGCAATATCCTCCACCGACTTGCGCTTAAATAAAGCCTCAGAGTTGATCTGCTGGCGAGTCTGGTAGTACACGCCGTTTTTTGCCTGAATCTGGTCCAGGACGGAAAGAATGTTTTGGTGATAATCCACGCCTTTCGGAATCTCGCCGAACCAGCCCTGAATGGTGGACATATCCCACTGATAGTCAATCAGATCCAGAATGATCCGGTTCTGCTCGGCAATGGGCTTGGAGATAAATTCGACCGGGTTGAGCTGGAGCGGCGTGATGATATCGTCCAAGAAGGTTTGCGGCCGCGGGACGTTCAAACCATTTTCTTTCAGGCCCAGCTGGGACGCATCCGCCTCTGCCTTGCGCTTCCGGTCAATCCGCAGTCCGGTGTCGGTCTCGATGATGATCTCCGCCTCGTCAGCGCCCTGCTTGACGATATAGTCACGGTCAGACCGGTTGGTCAGGGCGTAACGAACCGCATCCAGCACAGACGTTTTGCCGACTCCATTGCCTCCGGTCAGCTCCACGCTGTTG